ACGCGCTTCGCAACGACCTGGGCGTCGATCCTGCCTTCGTGTGGGCGCGCGGCTGATGGCCGGTCACCTCTCTCCCGCGCCGCAGATCATCGGCGTCGACCCCGCCAAACCGGGAAGCGAGCGGCATGTCGTCCAGATCGGCGACCGCGCGACGCTCTACTGCGGAGATGCGTACACGATCCGGCCCACGCTCAGCTTCATGGATGCCGACGTGATGGACCCGCCGTACCTGATCGCGACGAGCGGCGGCGGGCGGTATCGCAAGGCGCGCAAGGTGATCGACGAGATCGCCGAGGCAGGGATCGACAAGGGCTTCGATCAGTCGATCATCAATCCGCTGCTCTGCGGCGCGGTCGTGTGCTTCTGCCACAACGACCAGCTGCCCGCGCTGCTGCCCACGCTGGCAGGCCAGTTCCATCGCTTCGCGCTGCTCGACTGGACGAAGGCGACCCCGCAACCGGTCGCGAACAAGCATTATCGGCCCGATCGCGAGTTCTACGTTCACGCGTGGAACCGGGGCTATCACCCGCAGGGCACGCTGGCCGAGAAGTCCCGGTCGATCACCGCCGACAGCGATCGGTCGCTGAAGGCCCGCTTCGGCCACCCGACGATCAAGCCACCTGCCGTGATGGACAAGATCATGGCGAACGTCGCGGGCGAGACGGTCTGCGACCCGTTCATGGGCACCGGATCGACCGGCGTGGCCGCGATCAAGGCAGGCAAGCGGTTTGTCGGCATCGAGCGCAATCCGCGCTGGTTCGAAGCCGCCGTTACCCGGATCACCGAAGCCGTCGAGGAGCGCGGGTGATGGGTGCGCGCGCAGCCAGGATTGCCGAGCAGGACGCCCGGCGCGAGCAGCTCGCGCGGCTGCGCTGCGAGCGTCCGCTTAACCCCAAAGAACGCGCGGAAGAGGCGCGTCTGGAGCGCTGTCTGCACATGCGCGTCTGGCGGGAGCAGCAGCGCGAAGTGGAAGCACGCCTCGCCCGCACACTGGAGCAGGAGGACGCATGATGCCCCGCCAATCGCTCGCCGAAAAATACCGCCAGCACAATCGCGAGATGAAGCTGGCGCTGGAGACAGGCTGCACGCCGATCGAGGCTCGGTTCGAGCTGCGCCGCCGATCCAAAGGCGAACGCAAAGTGCGCACCTGCGAAGCGGCTGCGCCGCAGCGCCTGCGCGACCTGCCCGACGAACGCTGGATGATGAGGGACTGATCGCGATGTCGAACCTGAAACCCGCCCCACTGGGCCTGAACGAGAATGTCGTCGCGAAGATGGTCGGCGACCGTCCCGCCTATGGCCAGGGCGTGATCCACGTTCCGATGGCTCGCTATGCCGAGTGCGGCCAGTGCGGCCAGCTGCGCACGAAGCCGTGCAAGTATTCGGCGTGCCCGATCCCGCAGGTGCAGGCATGAACGCGCCGAGCCTCTCCATCGCGGCAGCGCCGCGCGACCTCGCCATTCCGTTCCATCTGCGCATGGCCAATGTCGACGGCGCGATCGCCCATCTGCGGCGTCGCGGCATCCTGGTCGACGTGGTCGATCGTGCCGCGCTGATCCGCCGATACCGCGTTACCGGCAAGCGCGATCCGCGCCTTGCCGAAGAGGTAATCGAGCTGGCCTGCGAAAGCGGGTTCGAGGTGATCCGGTGAGCGGAGCGCACTTCGAACCGATGAAGCGCAGCCTGCGCGAACGCGGGCTGATCGGAAGCGACGATCGGCTGACGGAGGCGGGCCACGCGCATGCGCGCGCCCTGATCGACGATCTGCGCAGTGCGGAAGCGCCGTGCAATCCGTCCGCGCCGCGCGTCCGGTGGAACCACACCTCTCAGCAGCGGAGGCACTGAGGATGGCTGATCGCACTTCTATCGAATGGACCGACGCAACGTGGAACGTCGTCAACGGCTGCTCGGTCACCTCGCCCGGCTGCAAGCACTGCTACGCGATGAAGCAGGCGCACCGGGTAGAGGCGCGACGCGGGCTGACCGAAAAGACCGCTGGCGGCATGGTGTGGACCGGCGAGGTCCGTTTCAACGAGAAGGTGCTGGAACAGCCCCTGCGTTGGAAGAAGCCGCGCCGGATCTTCGTCTGCGCGCACGGCGACCTTTTTCATGAGAGCGTGCCCGACGAATGGATCGACCGCGTGTTCGCGGTGATGGCGCTCTGCCCGCAGCACACCTTCCAAGTGCTGACCAAGCGCAGCGCGCGGATGCGCGAATATTTTGAGAAACACCGCGACGCCGGCGGGCCCTGCAAAAGCATGGCAATCATCTGGGATCAGGCCATCGAAATAGCCACCGAACACGGCTGCGTCCCGCAATATCGTCCGTCCCTCGAGACACTACCGAACGTCTGGCTCGGCGTCTCGGTCGAGGATCAAACCCGCGCCGACGAGCGCATTCCCGATCTGCTCGCCACCCCCGCCGCCGTGCGCTTCCTCTCCTGCGAACCGCTGCTCGCGCCGGTCGATCTAGCGCTGCTCCACCACGATGGGATCACAAACATTGATGCTCTGCGCGGCACGCATGGCGTCGTCGGCATGTCCGGTGACTGCGCTGCTATCGATTGGGTCATCGTCGGCGGCGAGAGCGGCCCCAAAGCACGGCCCATGCACCCCGATTGGGCGCGCTCCCTGCGCGATCAGTGCGCAGCGGCAGGCGTCCCTTTCCTATTCAAGCAATGGGGCGAGTGGGCTCCCTGCGAAAGCGAGAATGGCACAGCGCTGCCCGGTGAGTTTCCTGCGATGCGCGTCGGCAAGAAGCGCGCCGGTCGCCTGCTCGATGGCGTCCAGCACGACGGGTTTCCGCATGCCTGAGCTGTACGTCACCGTCCACGCGATCGAGCGATACCAGGAGCGGGTCGAGGATGTCCCGGCGGCGGAGATCACGCGTCGTCTGAATGCGCCCGTGTTCCAGCGGGCGGCGGACTTCGGCGCACCTTACGTGAAACTGAGCGGTGGCCAGCGTGTCGTGATCGTCGATTCCCGCATCGTCACCGTCCTGCCTCGGCACCACTCTGTCGGGTCGTTCAACCCCTGCCGGGATCACCTCTACGAACGGTGCGAGCATGGCTAAGGCACCCTCGCATCCCAATCAGATCGCGTTTTGCTTCGACCCTCCGTCAGCGCCTTCGGGCGAGGCGGCGCTTGCCGGTTTCGAGCGGCGCACCAACGTGTTCGTCGGCGAGATGCTCAACAGCGACGATCGTGATCGGTACGCGATCGCCGCCGAGGTCAGCAAGCTGCTCGGCTCCGATGTCTCGAAGGCGATGCTCGATGCCTATTCGAGCCCCGCGCGCGAGGATCACAAGGTTCCCTTTACTCGGCTGATGGCGATCGTCGCCGTGACCGAGCGCTATGACCTGCTCGACAAGCACATGCGCGAGGCCGGGTGCGGCGTGGTTACCGGGCGCGAGCTGGAGACTGCCGAACTCGGCAGTCTGGAGCAGGAAATCCGCCAAATGCAGGCGCGAGCTCGGGAGTTGCGCAAGACCGCGCCGCCCCTTCGACGGGGAGGCACCGGCGAATGAACGCGCAGGTCAAGACAGCGATGGTCGGCGAGCAGCTGGCGGAAAGCGATGCGTGGTTCTCGGCAGCGGAACTGGCGGAGCTGGCGCTGCCCGGCCTTCCTGCGAACAAGCGCGGGATCAACCAGCGCGCCCGCGAGGAGCGCTGGGCGTCGCGGGTCGGATCGGCAGGCGAGGTGCTGGTCCGCAAGCGCGCTGGCCGGGGCGGCGGGACCGAATATCACCTTTCGCTGCTGCCCGGTGAGGCGCGCCTGGAGCTTATCCGGCGCGGCGTCGTCGCATCGGCAGAGCCGCAGCGCGACCCGGAGGCCCAGCGGGCCGAGAAGTGGGCCTGGTACGAGCGTCAGCCCGCCAAGGTGAAGCGCGAGGCGGAGAAGAGGCTGGCGATCGTCAATGCGGTCGAAACGCTGAAGAGTGCCGGATCAAACGCGACGGCGGCGGTCGCTGCCGTGGCAGCCGAGCACGATGTTGGCGTGTCGACGATCGGTGTCTGGCTGAAGCTGATCCGGGGGCTGGAGCGGCACGACAGGCTGCCCGCGCTTGCTACTCGCCGCAAGGGTGGCGGCGTGAAGGCGACGATCCCGGACGAAATCTGGACGATCTACAAATCCGATGCACTGCGACCATCCGGGCCGACTCTGACGAGCTGCTACGAGCGGGTTCACAACATCGCGCAGGAAAAGGGCCTGTCGATTCCCGTTGAGCGGACCTTCAGGCGGCGTTTGAAGGCCGAGGTTCGACCCGAGGTCTGGACGCTGAAGCGGCAAGGCGAGGAAGCGCTGCTGCGGACGGTTCCGGCGAATCGCCGGACTGTCGCTGGAATGCACGCACTGGAGTGGGTCAATATCGACGGCCACAAGTTCGACGTGCGCGTGTCAGCTCCGCCCATGCACCGATCGAAGAAGCCGATCCGCCCGATGCTGGTCGCGATCCAGGACGTTTACAGCCGCAAGATCGTGGCATGGCGGCTCGGGTGCGAGGAAAGCGCGATCCAAACCCGGCTCGCGTTCGCCGATCTCTTCCGCGAATGGGGCATTCCGCACCATGCGTTGCTCGACAACAGCCGCGCTTTCTGGAGCAAGTGGATCACCGGCGGGCACCGGGGCATGCGCTTCCGCTTCAAGGTAAAGCAGGAGGAGCCGGTCGGGCTGCTGACGGGCGTTGGCGTGCAGGTCCACGCGGCGAAACCCTATCACGGGCAATCGAAGCCGATCGAGCGGGCCTTCCGCGATCTGGAGAATTACATCGGGAAAGCCCCCGAGTGCGAGGGGGCCTACACCGGCAATAGTCCGATGGCGAAGCCGTCGAACTACGGCACGAAGGTGGTGGAGTGGGACACCTTCTCCGCGCTGGTCGACGAATGGATCGCCCGCCACAATGCGCGAACCGGGCGCAAGACGGAAGCGGCCAAGGGGCGCAGCTTCGACCAGACCTTCGCCGAGAGCTATGCCAGCGCGCGCATTTCGAAGGCGAGCCCGGAGCATCTGCGCATGGCTCTGCTGGCGGCGGATCAGAAGAGGCTCAACAAGCTGAACGGCGAGCTCGAGCTGCACGGCAATCGCTACTGGCACCCGGAGCTTTCGGCCCTGCGAGGCGAGCCGGTGACGGTGCGGTTCGACCCGGACGATCTGCATTCCGAAGTCCACGTCTATGATCTGGAAGGGCGCTACCTGACCGCTGCGCCGCTGCTGGTGGACACTGGCTTCGCCGATGCGGCCGGGGCGAAGGAAGCGGCCAAGCGGCTGAGCGCTTATCGCAAGAGCGCGAAGGCGAAGGCCGAGGCCGAGGAACTGATTTCCGCCGACGCGCTCGCCGAGCTTCAGGCCGGTGCGAAACCACCCGCCGCGAAGCCCGAGGCGCGCGTCGTCGCGCCGGTTCGCCACCGCGATGCCGAGGCGCAGCGCAACTCCAAACCCAAGCCGGTGAACAACGCCGCAACCCTCGATCGCATGCGCGCGGGGATGCTGAAGCGCGCCGCAAATTCTGAATTCTAGAAAGGGCCAGCCTACCATGATCAACGTGACCGAAATTCCGATTACCGATGAGGACATCGAAGACATTCGGCTGTGGGCGGAAGCTTATCGCGAAGCGACCGATCCGCCGATGCCCTGGGGGCGCTTTGCCAAGGAAATCGGCGACATCGGGCAAAGCACTCTCGAAGGCTTCGTGAAGGGCTATTACAACGGGAACAAGGCGGTCCAGGCGCGCAAGATATTCCGGTATCGGCAGACGATCGAGGCGCAGACCAAGCGGCAGGAAAAGCTGCCGGTCAATCCCGGCTTCTTCGAGACCGAGACTTCGTTGCGCCTCGAAGGCCTGCTGCTGATGGCTCATGGCGGACGGATCACCGCCGCCGGGACAGGCCCGGGCACCGGCAAGACGATGTCGATCCGCGAGTATAAGCACAAGTCGTCGAACTGCTACGTCGCGACTATGCGACCCAGCTCGCAGCGGGTGCTGCCGATGATCCAGCAGGTGCAGAAAGCGCTGGGGATGCCGGGGCTGCGGATGCCGACGCGCGATGCCTCGCAAATGGTGATCGACAAGCTGATCGATCGCAAGGCGCTGCTGGTGGTCGACGAAGCCAACTACCTTTCGATCGAGGCGATCGAGGAGCTGCGCAGCTGGCACGACGAGACCGGCGTGGGCATTGCGCTGTTCGGAAACGAGGAGCTGATCGCGCAGATCGAGAGCGGCGGTAAGTCCGACCAGCTGGCGCGGCTCAACCGGAGGATTTCGCACCGGCATATCCAGAAGGTGCCGACCGAAGGTGATGTCGAGACGTTCTGCGATGCCTGGGGGATCAAGCAGGGCGACATGCGCGGTTATCTGCGCCGGATCGCGCTGACACCGCATGCAGGCGGGCTCGGCGAATGCCAGCAGCTGATCGAAGCGGCTTCCCTGATCGCCGATGGCGAGGATCGCGAATTCCTCTCCATCACGGATTTGCGCGATGCGCAGATGGCGCGTTCAACCCGCTGGGTGAAGGCATGATCGGGCCGATTCGAGAGCTGCAGCGCGCGGCGCGCGAGTACGACTATCTCTTCGGTCGTGGCTCATCCGCCGCCGAAGCGCGGGTGGTCTTTCTGACCACGGTTGCCTGCTTTGTGCTGTCCCTCGGCGTCGCGCTGGCGTTCGGAGACTGACGATGGCGACCGCAAATGCCCGCCAGACCGCTTCCCCGGCGAAGTTCGACCGCGCCAGCCAGCGCCGACGCGCGATGCTGGCGAAGGTTCACATCGCGCGGAAAGACCTTGGCCTGGACGATGACGACTATCGCCAGATTCTCGCCGATGAGACGGGCAAGACGAGCGCAGCCGATCTCTCGGCAGAGCAGCTCGACGCGGTCCTCGCGCGCTTCCAGGCGCGCGGATGGAAGCCTGTTCAGAAGCGCCCGGCAGGCAAGCCTGCGCAGCATCCGATGGCAAAGAAAGCGCGGGCGCTGTGGATCTCGCTCTACCAGCTGGGCGAGGTTCGCGACCCGAGCGAGAAGGCGCTCGAATCCTTCGCCAAGCGGCAGCTGCAGTGCGAGCGGCTGGTCTGGGCGCGCCAGTACGACGGTTACCGCCTGATCGAGGCGCTGAAGAAGATGGCCGAGCGCGGCGGCTGGAAACAGACCGACGAAGGCGGCGGCAACCTGAGTGTGCGCGAGCTCAAGATCGGGCTGTGCGAGGCGATCCTCGCCAAGCTGGTCGCGTGCGGCGAAGTGCCCGCGCACTGGACGATCGATGTCGCGGCTTTCCGGCTGTGCGGGATCGATACCGGATCGGGCGCGTGCGCCAACGCGGAAGGCTTCGTCGAACTTGCCGAGGCGCTGGGGCGCAAGCTTCGCGAAGCCGATCCGAAGGTTGGCGACGCGTCGTGAGGCGGATTCTCACATCTGACGAAGGCCTAGAGCAGGCCAAGCGGCTGGTCGCCACGAAGGCGCTGGCCCCGCTGGCGCGGGTCTACGCCAGCCAACCGCGCGACCCGCTCAATTTCTACGCGCCGCAATGGCGCGAGCGGCTGCGGGCGGCGGAAGCCGAGGTGATCGAGACGCTCCGTGCGGCAGGCGCGCGGGTCGACCGGTTTGACGATGGCTGTGTGCGCATCCTGTTCGCGGGCGTCTGGGCAAGTTCCCGGCAGGGCCTGCGCAAGGCGCTGCAGCACTGGAAAATCAACGCGGAGGCGAAGCGATGAGCGAAGAACTGAAGATGGCGATCGTCGCGGTGCGGCGGCACGGGCTGGAGCCGTTCGACAAGGTCGCGGCGGCGCTGCCTGCGGAGCTGGCCGGGGCTCCCTACGCTCGCTGGGTTCCGCTGCAGGCGCGTGTGGCGGAGCATTGCTCCGCGCGCCTCAGGAAGGCTGGCGCGGTGATCGATTTTCCCGGAGGGGCGGATCGGATCGCCTTCGGCGGGATCGAAGCAATGTCGACGCTCGGGCTCTACCAGGCGTTGAAGAACTGGGACGCCAAGGCGCGCAAAGCGATGCGCGCGTACAACCGAGGGGACCGGCCATGAAGCCCGCGCGCGTTATCTCGATCGTCGATCGCAAGCCCGTGACCCTCAGGATGAAGTTCGACCCGGCAAAGCGCGGCTATTTCGCCACGTACCATCCCGGCGAACCGAATCGGTGCCCCAGCTGCGACTGCCGCAAGTGGCACGTCGGTCGCGTGACTGCCGAATGCTCCCAATGCGGCCTGCCACTGTCCATCGCGCAGCCGGTGGCCTGATCGGACAAGCGAGGCATGAACGACAACGACCCCGCGATCGATGACGACGAGGTGCGCCTGACCGGCGTGCTGGCCGACATCGCGCGCGTCGCGGGGCGGGATGCAGCGATTGCGATCGCGCGCAAGTTCGGCGGGGTGCGGATGTACGTTCCGCTGAAGCCTTCGAAGGATAACTGGCTGGTGCGCACGGTCGGCTACGAGAAGGCGCTCGCGATCTGCGAAGAGCTGACGGCGGGGCGCTGCGGTCTCGATTACGATCTGCCGGTCGGCGATTTCGGGCACCAGGAGACGACGCGGGCCAAGGTCGACCGTCTGCTGGCGGAAGGGCGAACCCAGCGTGACATCGCGCTCGCGACGCGATACACCGAGCGCGGCGTTCGCAAGCGCGCCCGCATCTTGCGCGATCGCGAACCCGACCTCTTCGACGACTAAAGCAATCCCGGTCGATCTCGACCACAGGAACGCGTTCCGGGTCCCGGCCATGCGGGATTTGCCGCAATCCGGGCGGCATGACGACCGAAGACATCGACCCCACAAAGCCGATCGTGGTGAAGGCCTTCACCGACCGCTACCTGCGCGCGTTCGCGAAGCTGCTGGGGATCGAAGGCGGCTATGTGAACGACAAGGTCGATCGCGGCGGCGCGACACAATTCGGCATCTCGCTCCGCTTCCTGGTCGCGGAGGGCAAGATCGACGACGACGGCGACGGCTTCGCCGACTTCGACATCGACATGGACGGCGACATTGACGGGGCGGACATCCGCCAGCTGACGATCCTCGACGCGAAAATTCTCTACAAGGAATGCTTCTGGAACCGGCTCGACTGCGGCAGCTTTCCCGAGCCGATCGGCGAGATGCTGTTCGACCAGGCGGTTAACGGCGGTCTGAGCGCAGCGGCAAAGCTCCTGCAGCGCGCGTTGAACGCGATCACGCGCGATAAGCGCTTCCGCACGATCCCGCTGAAGGTTGACGGCGTGATCGGCGACCAGACGCGCGCCCGGCTGGATACCTACCTCAACCGGTTCGGCGAGGAAGCGATCGTCGCGGCGTATCGCGAGGCGGTGAAGGATCGCTATCACGCGATCGTGCGGTCCAATCCCTCGCAGGCACGGTTCCTGCGCGGCTGGCTCAATCGTGCCGATCGGCTCGGGCGATGACTGGGCTCGGCCTCCTAAGTGGCCTCTTGGGCGTCGGTAAGTGGGCGCTCAGAGGCGTCGGCAAGCTGCTCGGCGCGTTGCTCGACTGGCTGCTGGACGACTTCCGCCACGTCGTGATCGCTGGCTTGGTCGCGCTCGTGATCGTGCTTTGGTTCGTGACCATCGCCGATCTTAAATCCGACGTCGCCACCCAGACCGCCCGCGCGGACCGCGAGGCGCAAAACGCAGACGACTGGATGGCATCGGCAGACGCGTGGGAGGCGGAGTTCAACGCCTTCGTCATCGACATCGTCGCCAAGCAGCGCGCTGCGGCCGAGGCCGATCGCGCCAACATCGCGCGGGTCGAGGCCGAGTACGCCGCGCTCAACGAAAGGACCGTCGATGACTACGAAGCCCGCCTTGCTGGCAGCGCTGCTGCTGCTGAGCGCCTGCGCGACCGCCTCGCCCGAGCCGAAGCCGAGCCTGCCCCCGAAGGTGCAAGTGTCGGCAGCGCAGCGGGTGTGCCCGGCTCCTACACCGCCCGATGCCAGGCTTTTGGAGCCGCCGACTGTGACGGACTTCTACGGCAGCTTCCGTGGGTCCTCGCCGAAGCCCAGGCCAACACCGACCAGCTCGTCGGCCTCCAGCGCTACGTCGCCGGATCGACGCTGATCGATTTCGCGGGCGAGCAGGAGCGTGCGCCGGAATGAGCGAGCCGATGTCCTTTTCGCACTTCCTGCTGGGCTGGGTGCCCGCGCTCGCGGCAAGCGTGGTGGCCCCCTCGGTCGCGCCGCCGCTGGCTGACACGATGCTGATCGAGGTCGGCGGTGTGCCGATCCCGGCGATCACCTGCCTGCTCGGCTTCCTCGGCGTGCTGATGGCGCGCCCGCTGGCACGCAAGAGCGAGAGCGCGCTGAGCTGGCCGATGTTCGCGCTGGTGACCGCGATCATGCTGGTGCTGGTCGAGCTGTGGATCGTCGAGAGCCGCCCGCGCTGGCTGTTCGCCTTCGTGATTGCGCTGGGCCTCGGCTTCTCCGGCTATTCGCTGATCGAGCTGCTGGGCGACCAGATGCGCGACTTTCTCAAAGACATCGTGGGCAAGGCGCGCGGCGCCATCGGCCTGGGCAAAGACGGAACGGACACATGATCGGCCCTTATCTCGAACTCCTCATCATCGCGGTCATCATCGGCGGGATCGCCTTCCTTGTCTGGCGTGGCGGTGCGGCCAACCCGGTGGGCACCGGGAAGCTGCTGCACGAGGTCAGCGGCATCCGGCAGGAGCATGTCGCGCACGGACGGCGGCTCAAGAAGCTGGAGGAGGCAACCGCGTCGGCCGAGGACGTCGAAAATCTCAGCGTGGCCTTCAAGGAACAGCAGTCGCGCATCGAGACGATCGAGCGGCAGGTGACCGACATCGCCTCGACCGGGAAGGGCACGGCGGCGCGCGTGCGCGAGATGGACAAGCGGCAGGACAAGATGGCGGAGAACCTTGCTGCGGCGCGCGCCGACGTGGCCGCGCAGCGGCGGCAGCTCGACCTGATTTACCAAGTGCTGGTGCCGAAGGGGATGCAGTGATGTCGCTGAAGAACGAGCTCTCTTGGGCAATCGCCGCAGAGGCGCGGCTGCGCATTCTCCAGCAGCTGGCCGAGCAGAATGACGGGCAGCTCTCGATCGTGATGCTCAAGCGGGTGCTCGACAGTTTCGGGTATCGCCGCGATCGCGACTGGATCGAGACCCAGCTGCGCAAGCTGGAGGCGGTCGGCGCGGTCGAGCTGTTCGCTCCCGGCGGCACGATGGTCGCCCGGATCGCGCGCGCCGGTCGCGACCATATCGAAGAGCGCAGCGTGCTGGGCGGCGTGGCGCGGCCGAGCGAGGCGGAATAATGGCGCACCGCAGACACTACGCCATATTTCTGCGCTTTCTACACGAGGTGGCTGAAGGCCGGGTCCTGGGCGATGTCGAAAACTTCAACTCACGGTTGGCAGAGGCAGGCATCCCTCCAGTGACGAGTAGCGCTTGGCTGCGGTTCGTCGGTCGGCTGGCGACGGCGCACAAGGTGCCATCGTCATGACCGGGCGCGCCCGCCAGGGACGCGGTCGGCTATCGTCGATCGATCTGCTGCCCGATGTCGCCGAGGAGGCGATCGTCTGGGCATTGGAGCAGCTACGCGAGCGCAAGTTGCCGCAGAACGTGATCCACGCCGAGTTCAACGAGATGCTGCTCGACCTCAACGCCCAGCACGATCTCGACCCGCCGATCGAGCCGATCAGCAAGAGCGCGTTCAACCGCTATTCCGTGCGCAAGGCGATGATCTTCCGCAAGCTGGACGAGGCGCAGACGATCGGCGCGGAGCTGGTTCACTCGATGGACCCGAAGACGCCCGACGATGTGACCATCGCGGTGTCCGAGCTGATCAAGGCGGCGGCGTTCGAAATCCTCGAAACCAAGACGCCCGATCCCAAGGGCCTGATGGAGCTGAGCCGCGCGGTCTCCGGCGCGGTCGGCGCGCAGAAGGCGAGCGCGGAATACCGCAACCGGCTGGAGCGTGAGGTGCAGGCCGCGAAGGCTGAGGCCGCCAAGAAGATCGGCGAGCTGGGCAAGAAGAAGGGCGTCTCGCCCGAGGCGATGCGCGCGATCAACGAAGCACTGGGCGTGAAGTGATGAAGCCGCGCGGCAACGCCAAGGTCATCCCGGCCGATCCAAAGGCGATCTTTCTGCCGTACCAGGCGAAGTGGATCGCGGACGGATCGCGGCTGAAGCTGATCGAGAAGAGCCGCCAGATCGGGCTGTCCTGGGCAACGGCCTACGCCACCGTCTCGCGCACCGCGCTGGCGACCGCGCGGCTCGACGAGTGGGTCAGCAGCCGCGACGATATTCAGGCGCAGCTCTTCCTGGAGGACTGCAAGTTCTGGGCGGGCAACATGCAAATCGCCGCCGACGATCTGGGCGAGCAAATCCTCGACAACGCCGCGCGCCAGACGTCCTACGTCCTGCGGTTCGACAACGGACGGCGGATCAACTCGATGTCGTCCAACCCGAACGCGCAGGCCGGTAAGCGCGGCGGGCGTATCCTCGACGAGTTCGCGCTGCACCCCGACCCGCGCAAGCTGTGGGCGATCGCCTTCCCCGGCATCACCTGGGGCGGTGCGATGGAAATCATCTCGACCCACCGTGGCAGCCACAATTTCTTCAATCAGCTGGTCCGCGAGATCAACGAAAAGGGCAATCCGAAAGGGATCAGCCTGCACACGGTGACCTTGCAGGATGCGCTCGACCAGGGCTTCCTCTTCAAGCTGCAGCAGGCGCTTCCGCAAGAAGACGAGCGGATCGCGATGGACGAGGCCGCCTATTTCGACTTCATCCGCAAGGGCGCAGCCGACGAAGAGAGCTTCCAGCAGGAGTTCATGTGCAAGCCCGCCGACGATGATGCGGCCTTCCTCGAATACGGCCTGATCGGCGCGGCGGAGTACGCCGAGGGCGTCCTGTGGCAGGTCTGCGAAGGCGGCACGCTCTACGCCGGGATCGACATCGGCCGGAAGAAGGACCTCACCGTCCTCTGGGTGGTCGAGAAGCTGGGCGACGTGTTCTACACGCGGCACGTCGAGGCGCTGCAGAACATGACCAAGGGCGAGCAGGAGAAGGTCCTGTGGCCGTGGGTCGAGCGGGTTCTAGCCTCGGGCGGCCGGGTCGCGCAGGACTACACCGGGCTCGGCATCGGCTGGGGCGACGATGCGCAGGCGCGGTTCGGCAAGTATCGCTACGAGAACGTCAGCTTTACCGCGCAGACGAAAGAGGCTCTGGCCTACCCGGTGCGCGGGGCGATGGAGGACAAGCGGCTGCGCATTCCCTACGATCCGGCAATCCGCGCCGACCTGCGCAGCGTGACCAAGTCCACCACCGCAGCGGGCAATATCCGCTTCACCGCCGAGCGCACGCCCGATGGCCACGCCGACCACTTCTGGGCGCTGGCACTGGCGATCCACGCGTGCACGGGCGAGAGCGCTGCGCCGTGGCGGCCGGTTGCCGCGCCCATCGCCGCAAGCCAGAGCGGCGTCCTCGATCTCGACGAAAAATGGATACCGGCATGAAGACAGGCACGCACAATCTCGGCGCTGAGCACGACAGGCTGATCTTCGCGAAGATCGAGGAGGATGGCAGCCTGCTGCTGCGCGACGTCTCGACGCCCGACACCCAGATCAAGCTGGGCAGCAAGCATGTCGCTGCGCTGCTGGAGCTGCTGGCATGAACGCGCTGACCAAATCGATCGCGGCCGGGTTCGGGCGGATGCTCGATTCGGTGCGCGAGATGCGCCATCCGGGGCAGGCCACGCTGTTCACCTCGCTGCTGCGGCGCACGCGGTTCGACTACGCGAGCGAGGTAGGCGACGGGCTGGACGCCAGCGTGGTCACCGCGCCGGTGATGTGGATGCAGCGCTCCATCCCAGAGGCGACGCTGGCGATGCGCGAGATCAAGGCGGATGGCAGCCACGAGGATCTGCACGATCACGAACTGCTGGAGCTGATGCGCAACCCGAATCCGTTCTACGGCGACATCGCGCTGTGGGGCGCGATCGTCCTCTCGTTCCTGATCGATGGCAATGCCTACCTGATCAAGGTGAAGAACGCGGCGGGCAAGCCGGTGCAGCTGTGGTGGGTGCCGTGGTGGATGATCGAGCCGCACGCCCCGATGGATGGCGGCGACTTCATCCAGTTCTATCGCTACACGCCGGGCACCGGCGCGGGCGTGATGCTGCTGAGCCCGGACGATGTCGTTCACTTCCGCAACGGCATCAACCCGCGCAACATGATGAAGGGCCTGAGCCCGATGCAGGGCGTGCTGCGCGAGATCTTCAGCGACCTCGAAAGCAGCAACTTCATCGCCAGCCTGCTGCGCAACATGGGCGTGCCTGGCACGGTGATCAGCCCGAAGGGCGGCGCGATGCCCACCGGCGACGATGTCGAGGCGACGAAGGCGTGGTTCCAGCAGGCCTACGGTGGCGACAATCGCGGAAAGGTGCTGGTGATGGGCGGGCAGACCGAGGTGCAGAGCTTCGGCTTCAACCCCGACCAGATGAACCTCAGCTACGGTTCGAACCGCGCGGAGGAGCGCGTCTGCGCGTGCCTGGGCATTCCGGCCGCCGTGGTCGGATTCGGCGCGGGGCTGGAGCAGACGAAGGTCGGCGCGACGATGGAGGAGCTGCGCAAGCTCGCCTGGCACAACGGCGTGCTGCCGCTGGGCCGCCAGCTGGTCGACGAACTCCAGCGCAGCCTCTTGCCCGACTTCAAGCGCGCGCAGTCTCAGCGCGGGCGCAGGCTGGAGCTCTACTGGAACACCGACGACGTGCTCGCCCTGCAGGAGGACGAGGACAAGCAGAGCGCGCGCAAGCTGAAGGAATACCAGGCTGGCGCGATCACGCTGCACGAATACCGCACCGAGACCGGGCGCGAGGCGGACGACAGCCACCGGCTCTACGTCCGGCCGATCAACATGATCATCGAGCCCGAGGACCGGCTGGCCCGCGCGCAGGAGCGTGCCCGCGCCTTGCCCGCGCCCACGGCGGGCTCCGGGGAGCAGGACGGCGGCGAGCCCGGCGCGAAAGCCCTGTCTTCGGGTGAGGTCAAACATTCGGAGACGTGGTTGCCCGATGACGCGGGCACCGCGACCGAAGACGAGATCGCGCGGGGCGAGCGGTTTGTCAGCCGCAATGAGGCGGCGTTTAGCGGCCTCTCAGAGGCGTTTGAGCAGGACCTTAAGCCGCTATTCGAAGGATGGGGCGATCAGGCCGCGCGTGTTGCGCAGCAGGTGCTGGAAGCGCTGGGCTACGAGCCCGCGCCGAAGTCTGCCAAGGCGTTCCAGACAAAGGCAGCGATCGACCAGCTGGTGCAGCAGATCATCGACCTGCTCAATATCGAGGCGTGGGATCGCCAGCTGTCGGCGAAGTACCAGGCGCAGTACGTGGCGATCGCGCGCGACGTGGCCGAGGCGATCGACGAATCGGGCTACGGCACGATGCTGCCCGATGCGCGGATGCTGCAGGTGATCGAGGCGGGCGGGACGCGCGCCGGGCTGGTCGACCTGGACGCGCAGACCCGCGCTGCACTGTTCAAAGCACTGACCGAGGGCCGCGCGGAAGGCGAAGGCGTGAACGCGGTGGCCAACCGGATCGCCAACATGATCGAGGGCGGGCCGTTCAAGGATGCCGCCACGCGCGCCAAGGTGATTGCGCGGATCGAGACCAAGCACGCGCAGAACATCTCGACGCTGGAGAACGGCAGGTCGAACGGCTTCAATCGCTTCATCGTCTACGACGGTCGGCTCGGGCCGGATCGATCGGAGCCCGCGCACATCGCGCGCAGCGGATCGATCGTCAGCTACGACGACGCGATGACCATGACCATCAACATGCGGCCCAACTGCACGCTGAGCTTCGCGCCGCATGTGGAATTCTAGGAGGACCCCCGATGCAAACGAAGAGCCTGACCGTCACCGAGATGGGAGATACCGGCAAGGGCCTCGCCCTGATCGCAACCCTCTCCGAAGTGGATCATCACGGCGATACCTACGAAAAGGGCGCGTTCGGCTGGGGCGGCGATCAGTGGTGCCCGCTGCTGACCGCGCACAACGCCTGGGGCATGCCGTTCGGGAAGGCGCGCGTGTTCGAGGACGGCGATGCCGCCTACGCCGAGCTGCACCTCAACCTCGACACGCAGACCGGCAAGGAATGGCATTCGGCGCTGAAGTTCGATCTCGCCAACGGCAAGTCGGTGCAGGAATGGAGCTACGGCTACAACACGCTCGACGCCGACTACCTGAAGCGCGGCGATGACGATGTGCGCGTGCTGAAGCGGCTCGACGTGGTCGAAGTCTCCACCGTTGTGCGCGGTGCGGGGCGCGGGACGCGGACGGTCGACATGAAGGGCCTGAAGGCCGCGCTGAAGGATGGCGACTTCACCTCGCTGACCGAGCAGCTGGGCACGATGGCGGCGGTGATCGATGCCGATCCGGCCAAGCTGACCGCGACGGGGCTGAAGCAGCTGGGCGAGATTCACGCCAGCCTGGGCACGGTGCTGTCGATCGCCAACCGCGATCCGGAGGCCGAGGCGAAGGCGGCTGCCGAGATCGAGCGGATCGCGGGCAACGTCCTCGCCCGCGATGCGATCCGCCGCGCCGAACGCATCAACCGCTGAGACGCCCTCAGAAGCCCCAGAACGGTTTCGAGGGTACGGACGCCCCCAAAAGTTCGGCGGGGCACCCCTTAACGCGCCTTAAATGGCTCTCAGGAGGGTTTTGGATTGCGATCGGCCCGGCGTGTCGAGCAGATCACCCGCAGGGATGCACCGGGCCGGTGTACCGCGCCGCGCGATGCTCGCGGAGCAGGACCTCGCCGACGTCGCCTTGCCCGGTCTCGATCCGGGCGAGCGTGCGGCCAAAGCAGTCGCGGCCGTCGCGAAGGATCACGATCTCCTGCCCGTCGAGCAATGCGACCAGGCGATCGCGGGCCAGCTCTGCGCGGCGGCGTTCCTCCGGGTCGGCCGCGTCGAGCTCGGGCGCGTCGATATCGAGCAGGCGGATTTTCTCGCGATCGATCCAGACGGTGTCGCCATCGTGAACGCACGTCTCGCGCCGCGCGGGGGGCGGCGGGCAGACGGCGATGGTGATCGCGGCGGCGGCTGACAGCAGGAACGGCATGAAGCGGCTTTCCGCGATCCCGTTTGCCAGATCAAGTCTTCCGCTCTAAGTCCGATCGCACCCGCCGCCGCATCGCCTGCCGATGCACAGGAACGCGTTCCGGGTCCCTCCACTTCGACGCCACCGGCAAAGCGGTCTCCGAGTTCATCACGGAGACACACGCAATGACCGGTATCAAGAACCTGTCGCTCAAAGAGGCACAGGAAAAGCTCGCCACGATCCAGGACAACATGGGCACGGTGCTGAAGGAAGCATCGACCGACGACGGCCAGAAGGACTTCAACAAGGTCACCTTCTTCGGCGCGGACGTCAAAGGCTCGATCGCGGTGGCCGAGAAGTTCAAGCAGCTCGACGACGAAGCCAACGAGCTGGGCGCGCATATCGACACGCTGCGGGGTGCGGAAAAGGCTGCGGAGAACTACGAAGCCCGCGAAAAGGGCGCGCGCAGCTTTCCGCTGCCGGGTGCCGGTGGGCAGGATTATCGTCCGGCCAACCTCGGCCAGTTCAAGTCGCTCGGCGAGCAGGCGGTCGAGACCAAGGCGTTCAAGGACTGGGTTGAGGACGGCTGCCCCAACGGACGCGGCGTCGACCTGAAATTCGAAGATGCGCTCGCTTCGGACTTCCTTGCTCGCAGCGCTCTCGGTCAGACGATCGGCAGCAAGGCGCTGATGTCGACCACGTCGGGTTTCGCGCCCGAGAGCGTCCGGATGCCCGGCTTCGTCGAGATGCCGACGCGCCCGATCCAGCTGGTCGATATTCTTCCGCTCAACCGCACCAGTCAGGCTGCGGTGAAGTTCATGGAAGAGACGACGCGCACGCACGCTGCTGCAGAGACGGCGGAGGGCGACACCTACAACGAAGATACCTTCGCCTTCACCGAGCGCACCAGCGATGTGCGCAAGATCACGACCAGCATCCCTGTGACCGACGAGCAATTCGAAGACGTCCCGATCATGGAAGGCTACATCAACAGTCGCCTGCCGTTCTCGCTGCGCCAGCGGCTCGATGCTCAGGTGGGTGTGGGTAACGGGTCCTCGCCCAACCTGCGCGGGCTCTTCAACACGGTCGGCATTCTGTCCCAGGCGAAGGGCACGGACCCGGTGATGGACGCCTTCTTCAAGGCGATGACGAAGGTCCGCGTGACGGGCCGGGCGATGCCGACGCACCACCTGATCCACCCGCTCGACTGGCAGGATATCCGCCTGACTCGCACTGCGGACGGCATCTACATCTTCGGCGCGCCAACCGACGCCGGTCCGGAGCGGCTGTGGGGCCTCAGCGTCGTGCAGTACGAGCCGATGGGCCAGGGCAAGGGCATGACCGGCAGCTTCATGCCTGCCTACATCGAGCTGGTCGAGAAGCGCGGGATCGACATTCAGGTCGGCTATGTCGACGATCAGTTCAAGAAGGGGCGCCGTACGGTGCGCGCCGACATGCGCGCCGCGCTGCCGGTCTACCGCCCGAGTGCCTTTTCCGAAGTCCTTCTCACCGCATAACCGCCTTCGGCAGCCGGGTCTCGCGTGCGCCCGGCTGCCGATCCCAAGTCGGGGCGGGTCGTTGGCCTTTCGATCCGTCCCGGCTCTTGGTGAGCCCCGGCTGCGTCCTCTCCCACCCCCCTCTCAGCCGGGCCTCTCCCAGAGCTTCAGGAGACACTCACATGAAAATCGCAGGTTCGCAGGTTCGCATCCGCACTTTCGAGGCAGCCGCAATCGCGCTTGGCGGAAACGCCGACGTGCTGGCCGACACCGCGCTCGATGCCGCCGAAGACACCGAGGTTCTGGCGATCGATCTCGACGGCCAGCCCGACGTCGCGCGCAACGTGACGGTGAAAGGCAACGATGCCAACGTCACCGGCGACGTCGTGATCGAGGGCTTCGACCTCGACGGCGCGATCATCACCGAGACGATCGCACTCAACGGCGCGACGCTGGTCGCGGGCAATCGCGCCTTCGCGGAAGTCACCGCCGTCACCCTGCCGCCCTACGACACCGCGAATACCGAGCGGGTCCGGATCGGCCTGGGCGCGAAGATCGGCCTGCCGGTGCGCCTTAGCCGCGACACGGTGATCGCCGCCTTCCTCGACAATGTGCGCGAGGCCACGCGGCCCACGGTGGCCACCTCGCTCGACGCGCTCAGCGCCAACACGGTGACGCTCGACAGCGCGCTCGATGGCAGCGGCGTGCTGGTCGATTTCTACGAGACCCAGTGATCGCGGCCACGCCGCCCGCTCTTTCCAACAGGAGAACCCCGAGATGCCAAATCACCAGATCGCCCGCCAGCGGCTTTACCTGACCGGAGACAAGCAGGCGCTCGTCCCGGCAGGCCACAAGGAAGCCGCCACGCTCTACGCCAACGAAGGCACGATCATTCCCGAATCGGCCTGCGAGATGTTCGGCCTGAAGGACGGCAAGCTGCCCGGTGGCAAGAAGTCGGCCGCGCGGTCCGCCAACAAGATGGCACCGCCGCCCGCGAACAAGCTGGCGCAGGTGCCGCAGGACAAGACGATCCAGCTCGGCGGGAAGCAGTCCGCCAACGCCGACGCCGACAAGGCCAAGGCCCCCGAGCTGACCGACATCGACGGCATCGGCCCGGCCACCGCCAAGCGGCTGATCGAGGCGGGGATCGCGGGCGTCGCGGGCCTTGCTGCCGTCGACCTCGCCAAGCGACCCGAGATCAAGAAGCTGCCCGCCACCTTCGACTGGGGCAGCGCGATCGCGGCTGCCAAGAAGCTGACCGGCTCCACTGATGACGAAGCCGCCGCCACCGGCGACGGCAGCACCGCAACGGACGAAAAAGAATGACGACGCGCGTCATCGTCACCACCGGCGATCATCCCGCGGCCGTGCTCGCCTTCCCGCTGAAGGACGGCGAGCCGGTTGGCGGAGCGCAGTATTCGCAGCTCGGCGTGGTCGAACCGAATGCGACTGGCGAGTTTGTCGCGCATTCCGGGCAGGACATCCTCGTGCGCGAAGAGGCGCTCCCCGTGGCGGCTGCCCAGGCTGACGCGCAGACCGAGGAAGTCTCTTCGTCGCCTACCGCTTCGCTACGTGAGGCAGGCTGATGTCGCTCCTCGATCGGGTCAAGGAACGCACCGCGACAGATCTGTCGGATGTCGAGCTGCAGGCGATGATCGACGGGATCGCCGCCGAGCTTGACGCGCGTTTCGGCGCGATCGGGGAGACGACGGTCAAGATCGGCGATCCCAGCGACCCGGCATCGAGCGCGATGCGACACCTGCGCCTGGTCAAGCCTGCCGACACCGCGCAGCCGATTACGATCGTCGAGCGCAATCCGGGCAACTCGGGTGTGGACGGCGATCGCACCACGCTGGAGGCGGACGACTTCGAAGTGCTGCACGACGGCCGCACGCTGCTGAGGCTGACGGGCGGGCCGAACGGTTCGAGCTACTGGGCACCGCTTGTCGAGGTGACTTACACGCCGCAGGGCCACGCCGCCGCGCGCGACGAGGCGACGATCAAGCTGATCCAGCTCGACCTCTCCTATCGCGGCGTGCTGAAGAGCGAGAAGGCGGGCGATTATTCGTTCACGCTGTCGGGCGACATCACCGCCGATCGCGAGGCGATCCTGAAGACGCTGGAAGACCGGCGCGGGATGGTGATGGCGTGAGGGGGCTGTTCACTCTGATCGCCGCCGCGTCGACCGCCCTGTCGGCTGCGCCTGCCGCGTTCTTCTCGCAATCGGGCGGGCAGCTGGCCGAGGCGCTGGAGCCGCGCCCGACGGCACGCCGCAGGAACGTGATCGCAGCGCAGCGGTCGCTCTCTCGCCGCTACCGGAACAAGGGCGCAGCCGCGCGCCCCAAACGCCACCGCAACATGCTCCACGTCAGCAAGCGGACCCGGCGCAGGCATCGCAGGGGGAAGCGCTGATGAAGATCGCCTGCATCACCCTGTGGCAGCCTTATGCCTCACTACTGTTTGCATCTGCTCCCTTCGCGAAGGTGCACGAGACCCGCACCTTCCCGATCCCCGATAAGCATATGGGCGAGCTAGTCGGCATTCATGCCGCCAAGCGCCCGATTCGGACCCTTGATCAGGAACTCCAAAGTCTTGCCGTTGACGCATTCGGGGAGGACTTCGCCGACACGTTGCCGCGCGGTGCGCTGGTCGGGCTTATCAGATTCAATCGTTGGATGAGTACTGACTGGGCAAAGCCGGAATCAGACAGTGACCGGGTCGCCGGGGACTGGTCGCCTGGTCGCTATGCGTGGCGCGCTGAAGATCATCTCAAGCTTTCTACGCCGATCACGCTGAAAGGTGCTCAGGGCTGGTTTTGGGCGGACGTGCCTGAAGCCGAGATCGGGAAGGCGCTGGCATGACCGCGCTCTCGATCATCGCGCAGCTGCTTGCCGGGTGGCTGTTGGCGGACTTCCTGTCTGGTCTGGTCCACTGGGCCGAGGATCGGCTCGGCCGGGGGCGCGAGCACTGGCCGTTGATCGGCCCGCACGTCTTCGCGCCCAACCTGCTGCACCACGAACGCCCGCTCGATTTCACCCGCGCCAGCTTCGTCGGCCGCAACTGGACGACGTGGGCGGCGGCGAGCGCGATCGCGCTGCCGCTGTTGATCGCGTTCGGGCCGCAGTGGTGGCTGCTGACCGCTTGGCTCGGCGGAATGATGGCCAACGAGGTTCATGCCTGGGCGCACCGGCCCGCTATGACGCCCGAGTGGGCCAAGCCGTTCCAGCACGTCGGCCTGATCAGCTATCGCTGGGACCACGGCATGCACCACCTGCCGCCGCACGATCGCCGCTATTGCATCCTGACGACGTGGCTCAACCCGCTGCTCGATCGGATTCGCTTCTGGCGTGGTCTGGAGCGGCTGCTGCCGAAGGGCCTGATCCGATGATCGCGCAGCGGCTCACGATGCGCGCGGCGATCGAGCGCGATCAGGCGGCGGGCGAGGATGCCTGGGGCGGGAAGCCCGCGCCGGACTTCGTGCCGCTGCACGCGGCGCTGCCGTGCTTCGCCTGGTCGAATGCGAGCCGCGAGCTGGTCGACGGGGCCAAGACCGCGATGATCGAGGACGCGCGCGTGATCTTCGCGAAGGGCGCGGACGTTGCCGAGGGCGATGTCATCACCGCGATCAGCGACCGGAAAGGCAAGGTGCTGATCCCCGGTCGGCTGAAGGTCGAAGGCCCGCCGCAGTTCAAGCACACGCACATCGAAGTCGCGCTGCAGAGGATCGGGTGATGGCGATCCCTCCGGAGAAGCACGACTGGCGTGGAGAGCAGATCAGAAGGCGGATGCATCGCGCTGCACGCCGGGAAATGATCGGCTGCGCATTTACCGCTTACGGTCTGCTTCTTGCCTTCGCTGGTTTCGCCTTGCTGCTCGGGAGCGTCAGGTGATGGCCGAGCAGTCCCTCACGTGGAAGGGCGACGCGCTCAGCGCGAAGATGAAGCGGGCGCAGATCAGAGGCGTCAACGGCACGATGGCGCTGTGCGTCCAGGACGCGAAGGCGAACCATCCCTGGCAGAACCAGACCGGCGTTCTCGAAGGCAGCTACGACATCGCCGAAGGCGCGCATCCCGAGGGCCAGGGCGTCACCGGCACGTGGGGATCGAAGGGCGTCAAATACGCGCTGGCGCAGGAGCTGGGCGCGACGATCGTGCCGGTGAAGGCGAAGGCGCTGGCGATCCCGCAGCCCGATGGCAGCGTGCGGTTCGTCAAGCGCGTCGTCATCCCGCCGCGCCCGGCGCTGCGCCCGGCCGCCGACCGCAACTATCCCAAGCTGCCCGAGATGATCCGGCGCGCGTTCGATGCCGACGGGGAGGCCGCGCGATGAGCGGCGAACCCTCCGATCTGGAAGCGGGCCTGCGCGCCTACCTGCTCGACCAGGCGAGCGTAACTGCGCTGGTGGCGACCCGCGTGTTCGGCGGCGAGCTGCCTGCCGACGAGACCGCCTCGATGCCGCGCGGCGCGATCGTGCTGAAGGCGAGCGGCGGCGTGTCGCTGACCGGCGAGAGCGAGCTGGATCACGACACTCAGCGGATCGACCTTTTCACCTTCGGCGCGACCCCGCGCGAGGCCGCGACGATCATGCGCACCGCCGCGCTGGCGCTGCGCCGCCTGCAGCGCGGCATCTACGCCAACGTCGCGATCCACTGGGTCAACCCCGCTGGCGGATCGAGCCCGGGCCGCGAGCCCGGCACCGAATGGCCGCGCCACTTCCAGTCCTTTCAGGCCCTCCACGGCCTCACTCAAACGGCACCTTAAGGAGACCCACCATGACGCCTTTCGAAATCATCTGCGCCCCGATGCAGGTTTTCATCGCCGAAGTCGGCACCGCCTTCCCCACGCTCGACGATGAGCCCGGCGCAGGCTGGACGCTGCTGGGCAAGAACGGCTCGCGTTCGACCACCACGGACGGCGTGACCGTCAGCCACACGAAGGCCTTTTCGAAGGTCAAGACCGACGGTGCCACAGGGCCGGTCAAGGCGACGCTCGATGACGAGGAGCTGATGTTCCGGCTCAACATCCTCGATCTTAGCCTCGAAGCCTACCAGCAGGTCCTGAACGGCAACACCATCGCCGAGACGGCAGCAGGATCGGGCACGGTCGGGTTCAAGAAGATCGGGCTTTCGCAGGGACCAAACCGGACCCGCGAATTCGCTCTGATCGCGCGTGGCGCGTCGCCCTACAACGACGCGCTGCCGCTGCAGTACTGCGTGCCGCGCTGTTACGAGAGCGGCAATGCGGAGCCGATCTTCAAGAAGGGCGGCACGGGCGCTTCGCTGCGGCTCGAAATGACCGCGCTGGAGGACCTGAGCGACGGCGTCACCGACGACGAGCGCTTCGGCTACCTGATCGCCGCGAACGCCGCCGCGCTCGCCTGATCCAGCCCAGCACCGGAAAGCCGAAAATGGACCAGGCCAGCCCCGAGCCGCTGCTCGACCTCGACACGCTGATCAAGCGCCCCTTCATCCTGATCGACGATCGCAAGTACGCCGTCCGGACGCCCGACGAACTGAGCGTGGTCGACAGCCACCGCTTCGTGCGCTGGGTCGATCGCGTGCAGGCGCTGCAGAAGGCGGACCCCGACGCCGACGACGCGGTGCTGGAGGAGCGCGCGGCCGAGCTGGCGGAGCTGGTCGACACGATCGTGCGCAATGCGGTGATCGATCTGCCCGACGATGTCTTCGCCAAGCTGAGCGGCGCGCAGCTCTGGTCGGTCGTGGATGTTTTTACCGCGCTCCTGATGCGGCGGGCCGTCGCCGTGTCGGGAGCGATGCACCGGGCGGCGGGGACGATGACGCCGGAGATGGAGAGCGCGCTCCGATCGACTGGGGCGAGCAGCTCCCCAAGCTCCAGCGGTTCTACGGCGGCGACCCGGAGCGGTGGCTTCATGGCCTTCCTCTCGCGGTTGTTCGCGCATTCGTGACGATGATGCCGCGCCTCGAAGCGAGCGAGCGGATTGCGCGTGCCCAGGACATCGCCCTGGGCAGCGGCACGCTTGAGGACGACGCCAAGCGCGAGCTGACCGAGGCGCTGGCGGCGACCGCGCGCGGCCCCCGCCGCGTGAAGGCCGCGACGCGGCGCGACATCGCGGGCGCGGGCATCGGCCTGCGCGTGAGCCCGGCGAAGGTGGACCAGGACAATGGCTGAGAGCCTCGGCGATGCCCTCCTGACACTGCGCACGGACGATGGTCCGCTGGAGCAGGGATTGCGCGACGCCCGCCGAAAAGCCGAGCAGACGATGAACGATCTCGCTGCGGCCCAGGCGCGCGCGACGACCGAAAATCAGGCAGCGAAGGCGGCCTACAAGGCTGGCGAGATCACGCTTGAGCAATACAATCGGAAGTTGCTCGAAACCAAAGCCGACCTCGCCCAGGTTGATCAGGCACACCGGGCAGCCACGAAGGGCCTTCAGCAATTCGAGCAGCAGAGCAAAGGCGTCGCGACCCAATCGGCTGCCCAGAAAGCTGGGATGCAGCAGCTCAGCTACCAGATCGGCGACGTCGCGACGATGTACTCGCTCGGCGCGCGGCCGACGCAAATTTTCGCCTCGCAGATCGGGCAGGTGACACAGGCGATCCAGCTGGCCACCGGGGGCACGAGCAAGCTGGCAGCCTTCCTCGGCGGGCCGTGGGGCATGGCGCTGACGGCCGCGACGATCGTGCTCGCACCGTTCGTCGCCAAGCTTTTCGAAGCCGAGAAGGCGATGGAGGCGGTCGAGTTTTCGAGTGACGCGATGGGCGATGCGCAGGGCATCCTCGGGAGCGTGATCGATCTGACAACGGGCAAGATCAAGGATCAGACCAGCGCGCTGTGGCAGCTGGCGCGGGCGCAGGCGATGTCTGGGGTTATCGAGGCTCGTGCTCGCGCGACGGAGCTCAAACGGACACTGAAGGGCGAAGCGAGCGAGAAAGGCGACATCGTGCGGGTCGGCGGCGTGCCGATGCTGAAAGGCGGCATGTTCGGCCCGACCGGGTTCATGCGTGCCGACTCCCCCACCGCAAAGATCGCGCAGGGCATTCTTAATGGCAGCTTGGACACCGAAACAGCGATCAACCGACTGAATGGTCTGACTGGCAAAGTGCCGGACGCCAAGATCCAGCAGATGCTTTCGGCGGTGTCCGGTCTTGGCGTCGAAAATGCAAATGTCGATCTCTACGAGAAACTTCTCGCGGCCCTAAACGGCGATCAAGGCGCGCTTGAGGAGTTCCTTAATCGGCCCGGCCCGAAGAAGCCGCCCAGACCGAAGACGCCGCCCAAGCCGAAGGGCCCGACGCCCGAGCAGCTGCAGGAGCGTTTCGAGGGGCAGGACGCGCAGCTCCAGCGCGAGACGTTGCAGGCGCAACTGCAGCTGGCGGACACCGCCGACGAGCGTGCGGCGATCCAGGCGGAGCTGCTGGCGCTGGAACGCGACCAGCGCCTGGCCGAGATCGAGGCGAGCGACCTCAACGACAAGCAGAAGGCGGCGCTGAAAAAGCGCGTCGAGGAGCTGCTGGGCAAAGACAGCGGCACCGCGCCGGATGGGACGATCCTGGTCAACCCGGACACCAGCCTGCAGGGGCGGCTCGATGCGCGCGCCTACGCGGCCGAGATCGAGCGCGAGAATGCCGCGCTGGCGCAGGCGCGGTTCGAAGCCGAGACCGAGGCGTTGCAGATCCAGCTCTCGCTGGCGGACACCGAGGCCGAGCGGAAGCGGATCGCGCTCAAGCTGCTGGAGGCCGACGAGCGCTATCTCGAATACAAGCTTCAGGAGGTGCTCAACAGCAAGGTCGCTGACGAGAATGCCAAGGCCGCCGCTCAGATCGCGCTCGATGCGCAGCGGGCGACCGCACCGGGGCGGCGCGAGGAAGTCGCCCGCGCGAACGAGACGACGGTGGAGCGCTATCTGCGCGATCTCCAGAAGACGCCCGACCAGATCAACGAGGCGATCGACAGGATCAAGATCGGCGGGCTTGAGGACCTGAACGACGGGCTGGTCGACACGCTAATGCACGCCAAATCGGTGGGCGAAGCGTTCCGTTCGCTCGGCGATATCTTCAAGTCGGTTGCGGACCAGATCGTCGCCGACCTGCTGCGCATCGCGATCCAGCAGATGGTGGTCAAGCCGCTGGCGACCTCGCTGTTCGGGGGCGGCGGCGGTGACGGCGGCGCTGGGGGATTTTTCGCCGGGCTGTTCGCCGAGGGCGGCACGATCCCGACCGGGCAGTTCGGCATCGTCGGCGAGGAAGGACCGGAGATCGCCTTTGCGGGACCGGGCGGGCTCGGCATCCTCTCCAACAGCGACAGCAAGCGCGCGCTGACCAGCGGCGGCGAGTCGGGGGGCACCAACTTCACCTTCAACATGCCGGTCGACGCGACCGGGGCCGATCCGGCGGCGATCGGGCGGCTCAATTCGCGGCTCGACCGGCTGGAACGCGACCTGCCCGCCACGATCATCGGCACGGTGCGCGACGCGCAGGATCGGCGCTATCTCCCGGGGGGCGCACGATGATCATTCTGCCGCTGCCCGACACGCTCAGCGGTACGCCGCGCGTGAACCTCGACATCCAGCGGGTCGATTACGCTTCGCTGGAAGCGAGCGGCAAGCAGAGCGGTGTACAGGCGGGCTTCCCGGTGTGGATCGCGCGGCTTGAGTTCGACCAGGTCGATCCGGTCAGCGCGGACCTCTGGACCGCGTTCGTCGACAGCCTGGAGGGGCGGCTCAACCGCTTCTACTGCGGCGATCCCTCGCGCCCGCGCCCGATCGCGCACACCTTCGGCATGACCAGCCTGATCCGGGCGGGCGGGCCGGACGCGGGGGCGACCTTCGACGGAGCGGCATCGAGCTGGAGCCAGAGCATCGATCCGGTGACGCGCCGGGCCACGATCACGCTGACGGGCCTGCCTGAGGGCTTCACCCTGAGCCCGCGCGACCTGATCGGGTTCAAGTGGGATGCCGAGGGCGCGGAAGCGGGCAGTTTCGAACGGCGCACGCTGGCGCGCTGCGCAACCTCGGCCGTGGCCGACGCGGCGGGCGTGATCAGCGTCATCGCCAATCCGCCGCTCAATCCCGCGCTACTGCCCGCAGGCGCGATCGCGCATCTCGACGATCCGGTCTGCGTGATGTCGCAGGTGACCGAGCAGACCGAGCTGGGGCCGATCGGCGCGGCAGGGACGATGAACGGCGGCACGATCGTCGGCCTGCAGGATCTGCGGCCATGAAGACGATCGCGCCAGCCGCGCTTGCCGCGCTCGACCGGGGGGACGCGATCGTGGTGGGGGCGATCGAGATTGCGGCCGATCCGGTTTCGCGGGTGTGGGGTGGACCCTGGCCGATCACGTTCGACGGGCGCACGTTCGAGCCGCTGGGCGACCGCACGATGGTGCAGGTGGCGAGCGGCGCGCTGGGCGGGCAGGCGCAGTCGATCACGCTGACGCTTTCCGGCCTGGAGCCCGAGCTGCTGGAGCTACTGGAGGCAGCCGAGGTTGCGGGTGCGCCGACAACGCTCTGGCGGCTGATCTTCGATTCCAGCGGCACGGTGCTGCTGGGCTACAACGTCTGGGGGCGCGGTCGGCTCGACACGCTCGACCGAGAGGAAGAAATCGGCGGGACGGCAACGATCACCGCGAAGGTGGAGACGCCAGCCCGGAGTATGGGCAAGCGCGGCGCGCGGATGCGGTCCGATGCCGATCAGCGGCTGATCGATCCGGACGACGGCTTTTTCAAGCACGTCGCCTACGCGGGGGAGAAGAAGCTGTACTGGGGCGGACGTGCGCCGGAACGCGCGGGAAGCGTGCTGAGCGATTCGATCCGCGCCATTCGGCGAGCAATGCGATGAGCGTCGAGCGTAACATCCCCGCGCTGCTCGACTGGATCGCGATGCACCGCTTCCAGCCGCACAGCTGGAAGCGTGGCGGCGATTGCGTGAGCTTCGCGCTGGGCGGCGTGCACGCACAGACCGGGATCGATCATCTGGCGGACTTGCCGCGCTGGGCGAGCCGTGCCGAGGCGCTGGCCGTAGCGCGCGAGCTCGGCGGGCTGACCAAAGCGCTCGATGCGCGGCTCGTCCCGATTGCGCCCGCTCTGGCGCAGCGTGGCGACGTGGCCGGGCTGCCCGATCGCGCCTTCGGCGTGCGGCTGATGATCGTCGAGGGCGACCTTCTCTGCGGCCCCGGAGAGGCGCGGCAGGAGCGTCTGCCTCGCAGCGCGATGGTCCGCGCCTGGTCGGCGCTTCCGCCGAGGGAACCGGGCGAATGAGCAAGGTCCTAACGGCAGTCGGGGTTATCGTCGGTGGCGCGATCGTCGCCGCGGTGACGGGTAATTTCTTCCTCGTCTACGTGGGCTTCGGCATGCTGGCGAGCGCGCTGCTGACGCCGTCCTACGATGGCGGAGAGCGGGCGGCGAACGCTGCGACTCTGCAGATCGGCGAAGGGCCGCGATCGGCCATCGTCGGCCGGATGGCGGAGACCGGCAGCCTGGTCGACGCGTTCAACTACGGCGGCGAATACGGCACCGACTGGGAAGTGCTGGTCGTTGCGATTGCCGACCACCGCTGCGATGCGCTGGAAGGCTTCTTCGTCGACGACACTTACCACACCTACACCGGCGACGGCACGGTGCCTGGATTCAACGGCCAGCTGCAGGTCTACTGGCGCGACGGCAGCTGGGATCAGACGGTGCCGTCTATCCTGCTGGAGAATTGCCCGGTCGTCAGCGGCCAGCCGACGTGGACGGCGAACGATCGCGGGCGCAGCGTCGCTTATGTCATTTTCGCCTACAAGGCCGACGATCCGGAAGATGAAGACGCCGAGCCGGTGTGGCCGGGTGGTCGCCCGCGCTTCCGCCCCGTCGTGCGCGGGATGCGCTGCTACGATGCGCGGCTCGATAGCAGCGTAGGCGGTTCGGGCGCGCACCGGCGCGACGATCCGGACACCTGGACGTGGAGCGAGAACCCGATCGTCGTCCGCTATAACTGGGTTCGCGGCATCTTCGCGGGCGACAAGGTGGACCAGCCCGAGATGCTGCTGGTCGGGCGCGGTCTCTCCGCGATCGAGGCCCCGCCGCAGAACGTCTTCGCGCGCGCCAATATCTGCGCCGAGCTGGTCGACGGTGCCCCGCGCTATCGCGTCGGCGCGGTGATCAGCGCAGGTGAGACGCACCTCGCGGTGGAAGAGGACTTTGCAGCAGCGTGCGCGGGGGTGATCATCCAGCCAGAGGGCGCGGTCGAGATCGATCCGGGCGCAGCCAAGAGCCCGGTCGCCCACTTCACCGATGCAGACATGGTGGTGACGACACGACGGCGCTGGTCCGACATCCTGAGCAGCGGGGACGATGGCTGGGTCAACACCGTCGTCTCTACCTTCATCGATCCGGCCCAGCGGTGGAAAGAACGCTCTGCACCGCCCGCGCGGGTGCTCGCGGACATCATCGCCGACGAAGGCCCGCGCGAACAGACCCTGCGCCTCTCGATGGTGCCGTATTATGCGCAGGCGTGGCGCGTCGCCGAGATCGTCCGGCGGCTCGGCCGGTTCTTCGGCCGGGGCGAGGTGGTGTTGCCGCCGCGCTTTGCAGAGATCGAGGAAGGCGACTGGGTGACCTGGCAGAGCGACCGGCACTTCGACGGTGCAACGAAGACCTTCCGCGTCGAAGCGTGGGGATCTGACGCGGGATGGCGGCACCAGCTGCAGCTTCGCGAGATCGAAGCGAGCGCGTTCACGGATGTGCCCGTTCCAGCCGACAATGCGGTTGTCGTGCAGCAGTCCCCACCGGCGTCGCCCGATACGCCGGGGTTCGATGCCTGGCTGCTGCAGGCGGTCGAGTTTGCGGGCACAGGCGGTGCCGCAGGCCTGCGCGTGGTAGGCTTCGTCGACAGTCTGGCAGCATCGCGTCTGAGAGTGGACTACCGCGAAGAAGGCGCGACCGGCTGGATCACGGAAGGCGATTTCAGCCGTGACACCACCGAGGTTCTCATCGCCCCGGTCGCCGACGCGACGTCCTACGAAGTGTCTATCCGCTACGTCGTCGACGGACGCGCCACGCCGCGCCTCATCCTTGGACCGGTCACCACTGGCGCAGGGGGAGCTTAATGACGCCGCACGAGATCATCACCGCACCCTACACGATCTGGACCGCGCCGCTGGGCACGGCATTCCCGGCCGTGGGCGAAGCGCCCGGCGCGGACTGGGCGTTGCTGGGCACGCGCGGCAGCCGCAGCGTCTCCCAAGACGGGGTCGCGGTTCAGCACCTCAGCCAGTTCACCACGTCGCAGACGGCGGGAGCGCTGGGCGCGACCTTCGGGTTCGACACGCTGGGCGGAATGCGGGTGCAGGTCCGCCTGCTCGACATCACGCTGGAACAGTACGCGATCGCGCTGGGCGGCAATGCGGTGACCCGCACGCGGCCGGAGCTGGAAACGGTCGGCGTACGCTCGATCGGGCTGAGCAGGCCGCGCCGGGCTGGCGCGCCGTTCGCCGTGCTGGTGCGCGGACCGTCGCCTTACTTCGGCGGGCAGTCTGCGCAGTACGAGCTGCCCCGCTGCCTCGAAACGGGGGGCGGTGCGGACGTGGTCTACCGGCGCGGCAAGCCGACCGGGCTGGCGCTCCAATTCCTCGCCCTGGAGGACCCGGCCGCGACGAGCGAAGAGACCCGCTTCGGCAGGCTGGTCGCGGGATACGCGGTCCAGCTGATCGAGTTCGAAGGCAGCACCCAAAGCGGTGTGCTGGGCTTCGACGGCTCCGAACAATCCGGCACATTTGCAAAGGAAGACTGAAATGCCTCTGACCTTGAACGGCGAGCCGATCAGCGCACTGACGCTCAGCGAACTTCTCGAAGCCCTCGGCCTGGCTGATGCGGCAGCGCAGGCCACTCTCGCGCGAGCATATGCCAATGCCAGCGACGACAGCCCGATCGAGGGAGCGGCCGACCCCGCCGATCGCGGCGCGGCCTACTACGCCGGGCTGGCACAGGCTCTGCTGGCCGAATACACCGGCATTCCGCAGAATGTTCGCGACACGCTCGATGCGCTGCTGCCAGACGATCTTCCGGTCACGCCGGATGTGCAGGAACAGCTCAGCGGCACGAGCAAGGTCAGCACGACGCGTGTCCGCGCATCGGAGCTGGCGGTAAAATACGACGGGCACCTGACATTCCGCTTCAAAG